ACTAATAGCGGGCTGGGCGAAGAAGGTTGCGAACTGTGCGGCGTACTGCGCCGCAGCAGCGGTGATAGCAGCCTGATAAATCGCATACTGTTCTGGGGTCACCCATTCACCGCCTCAGGCGGTGCATCCTTCATCTGCGACGGATCAACAGGTTTCGGGGGACCGTACATGGCGGCTAGTTGCCCCATCGGGTTTTCCTCGTCATCCCAGCGGCGCATCTGATCCCGCTCCGAAATCGAGTACCCCATATCCAGGCGTGCCTGCTCCTTCGGGATCACACCCAAACCGTTGCCGAACAGCTTCACGGCGGCGTCAGCTTTGGCGGCGTAGGTCGGTGTGGACGGGTCACGCCACACCGTTTCCATGCGATACATGTCAGACGGGATATCCCCGGTCATAACCTTGTGGGCGACACGCATAGCCTGTTCCCAGGCACCGCCAAAGATTTTGTTCTTCCGCTCAGTCTTCTTCACCAGCCTCGACTCAGAAGACTTAATCGCCTCCGCGCTGGCCGGGTTATCAGACGAGAACGAAAGGTACTGCGGGGGAAGCCCTGTGTACGCCGCAGCCTTACGGTCAAGCGCGTCAAGCGCATCCACAAAGTTTCTAAGCTCCGCAGCAGAAAACTGTTGCGCCTTGGCATCAGCGTCCTCAAAACCCAAAATACGGGCCATATACGCGTCATAAAGTTTCTCCCCAGTCTCAGGGTTAACACCCAAATCCTCCGGTTTCACACCGAAGATCAAACGCTGGGGGATAGCCATAAGCTCCGCTGTGCCCTGCATATCCATCAAAATGCGTGCGGCAGCATCAGTCACCGAACGAATCTCAGGGGTAATCTCCGACGAACCGTAAAGGTCCGACAACCGGGTTCGGTTCGGCAAAGGGATCACCGGCACCACACCAAGTTCATGCCGCACACGGGACACCAAACGCCAACCGTAATCCCGGTTACCGTCCTTGTAATTCCACCCAGAGTAAGACTCACCAGAAGGTTTACGAACCCACTGCAAAGTCTCATCGGGCAGATACAACGTCGTGGAAATCAGTTCGGCCTGATCCTCCGTATAGACAGCGCGGATAGCCTCAGTGACCTCGCGGGTACGCGGATCAATCTCCGCGTACAAAGACGTAGGCGGCTCCACCCTGATAATCGGAACATCAGGGTCCACACCAGGATCAGCCTCGTCAGGGGCCGCAACAGTGATGTACGAGCGACCGTAAATCAAAGAATCGGTGTGCCCAAGGGTTGCCTCGATATCCAGGTTGTTCGCCTGCCACCAGTCCCACAACTGTTCGTCAGAATCGTCAGACCCGCCCATGCGGAAGCCCTCGACTTCTTGGCGTTCCGCAATCGAGTCGATGTAAAGCCTGGGGTAGCCCACGTTCGCCAGCAGCCCACGCATCTCAGGTGGGACAGCGATACCGATAGCCTCAGGCCGGCGTTCGGACTCGTAATACTTCTTACAGTCCTTCAAACCGTATTGGCGTTCCTCAAACTTGCTCAAAAGTTCGTCGCGGCGCTGCTCATTCTCGGTCACTTAATCACCGCCACTCGTCTGCTCCTGTTACGTCTGCTCATTAGGTAATCCTGTCGGGCTCCATACGCAAGGACGGCGCAGACTGCGCTGTCGATCTTGCGGCTCGAGTCCTTCGATGCCTTCCTGATAGAGATAGCGTCAAAAGTGGTGGGGTGTCTGCGTGCGTTCAAAACGTGCTGCCGAAGCGTCGGGTTACCGTCATGGGAAACTTCCTGTTCAAGCACCGCATCCAGAAACCGCTCGCAGTCAAACGCGAACCGTTTCGTCTGCCCGCGCATATCAAAAGCCACAGGGTTATTCGGGGAAGCGTTCACCTTGATGCGCTTCTTGAAATCCCGGCCCCACTGATCCACATACGCCTCGAACTCTTTAACGTCAGCGCGGAACGCAACCACATCAAACCGGTCAAACGCAGACCGCACAGCGGCATCGACCTGTTCGCGGGGAACCTCCCCGCCGTGCTTCTCTGGGTTCCACACACCCAGCGTGAACAAACAACCGTCCTCGACACGGCACGCCACCAAAGCCGTCCAGTCATTGGACTTCGAGCCGTCGAACCCCAGCGTTACCCGCTCACCCTTTTCCAGCTTCGCCTCAGGGTTAGCCAAGGCATCCCACTCGTAAGGGGCGATCCAACTGTCCTCAGACGCATTGACCTGGTTGCAGAACTTCCTGCGGGACTCAGTGACCGGGTTCTTAACATCCAGAACCGAATCCACGATTGCGTCAACCGGCAACCACAACGAATCACCACGGGCTATCTCGATGCCCTCACGCAGCTTCGCTAAACCAGCCTCATACCCCTCAGGGTCTTCCTTCTGGGAAGGTATCTCAGAAATCGGTGTGTCAGCAGGAGCCTCCAAAGCGTCATACAACGTGCCGACATCAACAGCCTGACCGGACAAAACCTGCTGCCACGCATCGTAATCGCGTTCCGCAACACTGTCCTCGCCCGGTATGTGAGCGTTACAGATGGACAGGACCCTCGAGCCAGGAATCTTCGTGACGTTACCCTCGATGACCCCGGCGAGGTCATGCCCATCGTTGGCTTCCTGCCACCACTGTGTCTCGTTACGGATCACAAACGTGGGGCGGTTGCCCTCCATCGAATACGGGGAACTAGTGACCGCCTCAACGCGGCCACCGGCCTCTGAGTAGATGATGGTCTTGTTGACCTCGAGCCCGTAGTCCTCCTTCAACTGAGAGGACACCATCACCGGGAACAAGGACATCGTGTTCTTCGTCTGCTCCTGGGAGACAGCGACGATCTGAACCCACGCCGCATGGCGGCGCTTACCCAAAGGTTCACCGTTCAAAGCGAACCCATCAAAAGCCACAGGGCCACACAACTCCGCTAGGGACAGTGCGGCAGCCAACGGGTCCTTACCCCAACCCTTCATCCTTCTCAGGACACCGTTCCGGTGCGCGTACTTACCGTTCTCGTCAACGGCGTACCACCACAGCGCGAAACGGGCCTGCTCCAAAGTGGGCATGAACGCCTCACCCGCGTGATCCCCACCCGGTGTTTTGACGTACTGCGCCCACCAGTTCAGGACACCCCAACCCAAAGTTTTTTCGGGTAGGTGCCAGCCACCCTCGAGGGTTTTACGCCAGGTGGGTCCGATGATGTGCGGGGGAGCCGGGAGTAGTTCAATGTCAGACAACTCCCGGCTCCTTCCTGTTATTTATCCCAAGATATTTCGCAGTCGGACAGCGGCGGCGGGGGAGCCGCCAGCACAGACCGAAGGTTCTTGGGGTCACCTGTTTGTAGGTATTCCAGCATCGCGGCGTCACGCACCGCGTTGTACCCGGTGGTGGATTGTGCCCCTTCGACAACCTCCACCACACAGTTCAGCTTCTCCCGTGCGTTCCTCTCGTTCTGCTGCTGACGCATCTGAACAAATACGAGGTCCGCTGCCGCGATCAACCCAATGATGAGGAATATCAACGTCATCACGTCATTCTTCGGCTTCAATTGCCCTCCTTGCGGGCTTCGTTGAACCACCAACCGGCCACCGTTGTCATCAGCGCGTCAGGGGCTAAACCCAAATCAATCTCCGGTTTAATCCCTTTGAGGATGTAGGACCCGAACCACACCAAGCCAACCGCGCTGGCAAGCAAGGTTTTGATTTGCATGGTCATAGCCCACGCCACCCTGATGTGGTTGTTCCACGGGTAGGTGGCGGTAATGGGTCCGGTTGGAGACTATTTACCGCAATAACCCCAGTTGAGGTAGTGGTATTCGCTGATGCCACCATGCCACCCAGGATCGCCAACGCGGACCCCAGCAGATCGACTATCGGGGAGTCCACGACACCCACCACACCGATCAACACCGCTTGCACAGCGGCAATAACTCCGTACAGCCATTTGCGGAAGTTGTTCTCCGCTTCAGGGTAAGCAGCGAGCGGTGATGCGAGTGCGACAACCAACCCGGCGATCAAGCTGGCTTTGTTGTCGTCTACGACGTTCCAGCCCACCAGCAGTGAACTGATGGCAGGTCCACCGGAGTGGATCATCGCCCTAACGTCACCCCATGTCCGAACACCCAGAGCGTTCTGGATGGCCGGGGGTACGGCAGCCATTACAGCCGCCAGCGGCCACCTGTGGGACGCACCGGCTGGGGAGCCGGGGGCGGTGCCGCAGGAGCCGGAACAGGGGCGGCGGCGGGCCTCGGGTCGTACTGGGTTTGATCCACGGTTTGTGATGCACGCAAAGCGGTTTGGACCCGCTGGGCGAGCTTCGCATCACCCTGACGTTCAGGATCGCTGTTCGTTGCGATTTCGTTGAGCAAGTCCAGGGCACCTACGTCGCCTAGCTCTGCGAGCCGGATGACGAGCATGATGTGGCTGGATGCGTCGGTGTTGAGGGTCATGCCGGCCACGGTGTCAACCGGACCCTCATTGATGTGCCGGAACGGTGACCTCGACGGGAACCGCTCGTCCGCAAGGATGCGTAGAAGGAACAACATTTCCTTCTGTTCTTCGGCGGTTAGCGCACTCAAAAAATCATCTCCGGTTTCTGGCGGGCCGGAATCGTTGAGAATGGCGAGGAACTGCGGAGCAACTTCCTTCGCCCTGGCGTACCGGGCTTTACGGTCATCGAAACCGTTTAGCCCACCGTTGATTAGACGGCAGACGGTTTCGTGGTCCTGGCGGTCAGCAGCGGCGTTAATCTGATCGCCCCTAGCAACCGTCCAATACCAAGCCGTGCCCATAAATCCGTAATGGTCCGACGCCAACAGCGCAGGCTCATCCACGAACTTCGTTGGGGAC